TTAGAACTTAGTAAGTATAAGCCTGTTGATTCAGAGGAACACTTTACAATTGGTTATGGTCATTATGGTCCAGATGTTGAAAGCATGGGAGACATTACAAAAGAAAGAGCTGAAGAATTATTAGATAAAGATGTTAGTCAAAGAGTTAGTGAGATTAATAATTTAATACCAGACTTTAATTCATTTTCTGATTCTGCAAGAGATGCAATATTTAGTGAATACTATAGAGGATCTATAGGGCAAAGTCCCAATACAGTTAAGTTAATAAATCAAGGTAAATATGCAGAGGCTGCTCGTGAGTTTTTAAATAATGAAGAGTATAGAAATGCGGATGATTTAGGAAAACCTGGTATAAAACCTAGAATGGAAAAAGTTGCAAACGAACTAAATAGAATGGCCAGTGGGATAGGCACTAAACCTTAACCCACATCTTTAATCTTATACGGATCCGTATTTAATTTAGGAACCTTATCCCCTTGCTCCCCACTTAAAATACTTTCAAGGTTCTTATGTAAATAAGTTACAGCAGAACCTACTATCGAATCTTTAGTTAAAGTTTCTGCTACTTCCTTAAAGCTACAACCATACTGTAGTAATAGAGATATCATTTTACCTGATGCTCTTAACTCTCTATCCAAAGTAGACTCAGTTGGTCTTACTTTAATCCATACCGCCATAGGCAAAATACCTACCTCGTTTGCAGTATAATCTACTATTGCTAATACTCTCCTGTCATCTATATTCATACGGATAGTTGTACTTCTCATTCTATTGGGGACTTCAGCTCTTGCCACGTTATTCATTATATCCTTTCTATTAATTGTTTAATATCATTATTGAGTCTTTGACTTGTTTCTACACAATGTTTGACTACACTCGCCAATAAGTTGGCATAAAAAATTTCATCTATATCTTCTAGCGAATCTTTTAGCATACTTGGCTGAATGTAGTCAAGATCAATTGCTATCTGACTAGTTCCAGTCAGAGATACCTTCATAGTAAAAAGCTCTGAGTTACTTTTTTGCATTGTCTGTAGGTTTTGCTACAAAGTCAGCACCTATATTAGGATCAAGTTGTCTTAATCCTTTTGATAATACTTCAATACCTTGAACTACTTCTCCATATGGTCTTGTAAATAAGTAACGAAGTATACTTTGAACTTGCGTACCAGATATAATATACTGAGTATCTATATCTTGCTGCTCTTGTTGTTTTTCTGCCATTTTATTCTCCTTTTATTAAATTTTTCTTTCTAGGATGCTCAAATATGAGCAAGTTTGTAT